ATCTCCTCGTCGGTGAGGTCGGCCGGCCACCCGTAGGCGTCGGCAACGGCGGCGTCGAGCTCGTCGTGGATCTGCCTGAGCACCGAAACAAGACCCTGCTCGTTGATCAGCCGCTCAGTATCTGCAAGCGGCTCCCCGGCGCGCAGCATTCCGAGAACTTTGTATGCCTTGGTGAGCGTGAGGTCCGGGAAAAGTGCCTGCTGGCGCTTGCGATGCCCGTCGAGGGCCTCGCCGAGCCTCCGAACCTCCCGGCTGACCTCGCCAGAACATGATGGGAATGGGAACGGGTCAAAGCACCGGCTTTTGCTGTAACGGGGGTCATTGCGGACGCCGAGGCGGCCCCCGGCGGCAAGAGCCCACACACAATGCGCTCGGCTGGAAAGCACACCAAGGAGAAAGGCATCGGCGGAGGCCACCGTGATGACCGTGTTGTCAGGGATGAAGGTCGCGTCGACGAACGTGAAGAACCTGCGCCTTGCGCTCTCAGTCGTCGCAATAAAGCGCGGCAGGCCGGCGAGAGCTGGGCGGAATTCGGCCCGGGGCTCCCCAAACAGCCACCAGTTCTTGCGATATGCCTCGCGGTTATTGTGGTCGCGCTCGGGCTTCACACGTTCGAGGACCCACTGGTATAGCTCGGGAAACCGTGCTCGGACCTCTGCCTCCTGGAGGCCGAGCAGGTCGATCACGAGCACGCCTCTAGGACGGGCCATAAGGTCCTGGCCGTTGAGGTACGGACGGATGTGGGCCTCGAGATCTGGCCTGCGGCCGAGCCCGAGCGATTTAGCCTGGTCGCTGGAGACGATGAAGCCTGAACCGTGGAGCTTCACACCCGGGCAGGCCAGGCCGTCGTTGGATCGCAGCGGGCGTGCCGCCGAGACATCGGCACCGACTGATAGATCAGCGTTGATGCGGCCCTCGCTGAAGCCAAGTTCAACATGCACGTCGGCGTCGCCGACCTCCGTCTCTTTCAGCACGCGCGCCAGCCGCCCACGATGCACCCCGGCCTGCACGACGGTCATTGCGATCCGGACTTCGGCTGCTCCTTTGGCACTGCCGTACCTGCTGGTAGCCCAAGGGTGATCGGAAGCGGCGAAGACAATGGACGCTGGGGGCTCGGCCTCGAGGTGTGCCTGAATCACGCGGCGGTTTAAGGTTTGGAGCACGCTCGTTGTCGTCACAAGCCCGGCGCGGTGGACCGCACCGGACCGAGCGAGGCGCGCGGCCCGATCCCACCAGTACATCACCAGGTCGCTCGAATCTGGGACTTCGGGGTACGCCGCCCGCAGCGCCTCCACGTAGCCATCCCCGAGTGCTTGACGCATCTTGAAGTTGCCGATGTACGGCGGGTTGCCGATGATGAAGTCGGCCTCGGGCCACTCGGCGGCGCGGGCGTTGGGGTACTCCCAGACCGGCGCCTGGGCGCTCTCGTCGGGGACGGGCTTGCCGGTGACGGGGTGCGGCTTGAAGGTGCGGCCGTCCCAGCGGGAGACCGGCGCGCCGTTCTCGTCGCGGCGCTGCTGCGGCGGCCAGTCGTAGGCGAGCACCGCGTCGCGGCACTCGACGTTGTGGAACGCCTTCAGGATGGGCTCCGGCGGGGCGCCGCCGCGGTTACGGAAGTGCCATTGCAGGAAGCCGATCCACAGTACCAGCTCGGTGATCGCGGCGGCGCGCGGGTTGATCTCGATCCCGAGGAGCTGGTGCGGGTCGACGGCCTGACTGGAGAGCTCGAGCAGTGCCTGCGGGTCGAACGAGGCGAGCGCGTCGAGCACCTCGCCCTCGAGGCGCTTGAGGTGCTCGAGGGCGACGTAGAGGAAGTTGCCGCTGCCGCAAGCCGGGTCGAGGATGCGCACACCGCAAAGGCGCTTGAGGAACGCCTTGACCTCGCCGGCGGCGGGCTTCGCCTTGCCGGCCCTGGCCAGCGTGACGGCGGCGGCGAGCGCGGCCTGCCACTCGTCGCGCAGCGGCTCGACGATCGTCGGCATGACCAAACGCTCGACGTAGGCGCGCGGCGTGTAGTGAGCGCCGAGCGCGTGGCGCTCGCGCGGGTCGAGGGCGCGCTCGAGCAGGGTGCCGAAGATCGCCGGCTCGACGTCGCGCCACTCGCAGCGCGCGGCCTCGGCGAGCAGTGCGAGCTGCTCGGCGGAGAGCGGCAGCGCCTCGGCGCTCTCGAACAGGCCGCCGTTGAAGTGCGGCAGCCATTCGCGCAGCACCGGCGAGAACCCGCCGCGGCTCATCGTCTCCCACAGCGAGCGCGCCATCGGCGCGAACTTCTCGGGCGCCTCGCGCAGCTCGGCGAGCAGGCCGGTGAAGCTGCGGCGGGGGAGGAGGGCGACGTCCTCGGCGAACATGGTGAACAGGCAGCGCATGAGGAAGTGCGCCACTGCCTGCGGGTCGTGGCCGGCGCCCTCGAGCGAGCGGGCGAGGGCGGCGAGGTGCGTCGCGACCTCGCGCGTGACGCGGGCGGCGCGTCGCGACGGGTCGAGCGCGGCGGGGTCGGTCCACACCGCGCGCAGGCGCTCGCGCACGTCGTCGCGCTCGAGGTCGGCGAGCGCGAGGCGATGGGTGCGGGCGTCGGGGAAAGGCAGGTACGCCTTGCCGGAGCGCGAGAAGTCGGCGTACAGCTCGACGGTGTGACCAACGTCGACCACGAGGACGAACGGAGGGTTGCCCTCGGAGGGCGGAAGGGCGCGGACGTACTGCTCGGCCTGGCCGCGGGCGCGCAGCATGGCGTCGTCCCAGGCAGCGGTGCCGCGGCGGGCGGTGCCGTGCTTGATGCGGCGCGGCGCCGCCGGCGGGACGAGCGGCGCGGGCGGGGTGTCGGCGCCCTGCTTGGCCTCGAGGACGAAGCAGCCGCGCTTGTAGAGGTCGATGCGGCCGGTGGAGGTGGTGCCGTCGCCGTTGTCGAAGACGACGGCGCGCTCGAAGACGTAGGCGTTGGCGGCGTCGTCGGGCTGCGCCGGGTCGGGGCGGGGCACGCCGAGGAGGTCGCACAGCTCGGTGAGGAAGAGCTGGTAGTTGGCGCGCTCCGCGGCGCCGGAGGCGCGCCAGCGGGCGATGAAGGACGCGATGCAGGCGGCGCCCGACGCCGGATCGTTGGGGGCTGTCCGCAATGCGGTGTTGCGATCGTTGCCCGTCATGGTGCTCGCTGGAACATACCACGCGCCTCTTCCGGCAGGACACCGGGGTCCCACCGGTGGAAGCATGCGGCCTGATACGGCCGAAGGCGGTCGGCGGCGGATGACCCGTCCCTGGCGCCGGCGAGCCGGCCGCGCCGCAGGCAGGTCCCCTGCGGTGCGGCTTCGGCCCTCCTTCTGAGCGGCCCTGTGTCTCCAAGGAGGGCCTCATCATCGGCGGCGGTCAGTGCACCGTCTTCGGTGGCGCGGAGGCTGCCTCAGGTGCCGCGGCGTAAGCGGGCACCAGGTCGATCACGATGTTGACGCGAGCGTTGACCTCACCGGCGCCCTTGAAGAGGTCGAAGTGGCGGCCGAGCTTCTCCAACGCCGAGACCTTGTCATGCAGCTTGACACGACGCGTGACCCCGCCCTCGGCCGACCTCGATTCGGTCACCTCGGCGATGGCGGCCGCGGCTTCGTCGTCCAGCGCTGCGGACGGCTTGAGCTGGACTCCCTCCGGTCCCCACGAGTAGACGCACCGAATGTCCGAGAACGCGACCCGCGCCAGCTCGAGGATCACCCGGTCAGCCGTCACGAGGGTGCGCCGCGATTGCTCCGCCCTCAGCTCCTGGATGCGGTCCCCGACCCTAACACGACCTAACAGGCGCGCCCCCGCGGCAGAGGCCCCCTTCGGCGAGTAACCGGCACGCTTTGCCGCCTCCGAGGCGTTGAGGTCAGTGAGGTACTCCTCGCAGAACCGCTGCTCGCGGATCGTCAGCCCCCGGCCGGCCCTTGTCGCCACACGCGCGGCCTTGCCCCCGGGCTTCATCGCCGCCCCCCGAGGTTCCGGCCCGAGCGGCGGAGCTCGGCCACTGCACGGGCGGGCGATGCCCCGCCGTCGTGGCGGCCTACCCGCAAAGTCCCGTGCTGGTCGCTCACCACCAGATCGCCGGCGCGGGGCGGCTGCCCGGTCACGTCAAGCACCAACCGGTCGCCCACACGCACACCCGGCACGTCAGGCGGCTGCGCGGTCACCACGACCACGTCTTCACCATGTTCACGTCTGCCCACCACCTCGCACCCCCTCTGCGTTGAGCGCGCAGCCCACGACCCGGCTGCGCGCGCCACGTCCTCGGCGGCACGCCCCGGCGCGCCGCCCCCCTGTTGGGCACGGCTCCCGCCCTGGGTTGCCGTCCCCGCCCCCGCGGATGCTGACCGCCTCACGGCCGGGGCTCCCGTACCACGACGGCAGAACGCACGGCGGCGGCCCGCTCAAGGTCCGAGCGGCTGTCGTACCGGGCGACCGAGCGCACGTCTCGGTGGCGCAGCGCGCGCGCCACGAGCAGGTGATCGTGCCCGCGGCGCAGTAGCTCGGACGCAAAGCCGCGGCGCAGACAGTGCGCCGAGACGCGATCCAGGCCCGCCTGTGCGGCCCGCCTAGTCACGATCGCGCCGACGGCAGCGCCACAGAGCGCTGCTGCCACGACCTTGCCGTTGGGCCGCACGTGCCACAGAAGCGGGCCGGCCATGCTGCCGCGGACTGCAAGCCACCGTTCCAGCCACGGCACACCGGCGCCGAGGCTTGCCATCGCCAGCGAGCCACCCTTGCCGGGCACAGCGATCTCGCCCTCTCCCAGGATGCTGTCCACGTCGAGCGCCGCGGCCTCGGCCCGCCGCAGGCCAGCGCAGTACAGCAGCGCGATCGCTGCGCCGTCGCGCGCCCCCGCCGGCGTTGAGTCCTCTTCGCACGCGGCAAGGAGGCGCTCCACCTCCTGCCGGCGTGCGGCCCGCCCGGGGAGGCTGTCCCCCCGCACGGCGCGCACGTCGGCGAGGCGCTCGAAGTTGTCACGGGTCAGCCGGCCGGCGCGCCACTCCTCTTTCAAGACCCGGCGCAGCGCCGTCAGGCAGCGGTTGCAGGTGACGGGGCTGAGCCTGCCTGCCAGGCCCACACGAATCCGGTCGACCGCCGCAGCGGTGATCCGGTGCCACGCCAAGCGGGAGGCGTCTTTCACACGCCGCTCCTTCCAGATGGCAGCCATTTCCGCCAACGCCCACCGCTGTGAGCGGCGCCCCGAGGGTGCCAGCGATGCCAGATAGCGCCGTGCGCCATTGGCCTTCTCCGGGTCATGACCACCGCTCTTTTCGTGAATGCGGTTTTCAATCTGTAGCGGCGCGCCGTTGGCTGCCCGCCCCGTTCCCGCCTTGCTTCTCGTCTTGCTCCGAGCCTGCCTCAATGCGCCTCCCAGTGAGGTCAGGACGACTGGCCGCCGGCCGCTGCCAGCTCCAAGTCCTGGACCTCGGGGAACCCGGTATCGAGATACGGCACCCCGGCTGTAGCCGCGATTGCCCGTAGTCGGTTTCGTGTGTAGGCGGTCTCGTCCGGATGCTCCCGCCACCGCCTCGCCTCATCCCTTGCTTTCCTTGCAAGCGGTTCAGGCAGCCGCGCCGCCTGGGCCTCGATCATCGCGGTCATCTCGTCAACGGCCTGAGAGCGTGAAGCCGTCGGCAGCCCCACCGTGATGACTTCGTGATCTTCACCGTGATCAAGACCGTGATCGGGGGACGATTCCGGTTGGGTTTCGGACGCAGAAAGGTACCCTTTCAGGCACGAACCGCCAGGGTTCGAAACCAGAGCGGACACCCTTTCCGCTGTGCCGCCGGCGCCCTCGCAGCCTATCCCTACGAATTCCGATACCCTTTCCACGCCCTGGGGTGGTGAGTAGCTATGCAGGGGCGCGTTCTCAACGGTGTCGGAGTCGACCGTGTTCTCGGGCCGAGCATGCTTCGCGAGGAGATCCCATCTCACGCTATACATGTTTGGCCGGTGGACCCCGCCGCCGGAGCGCTCGACCGTGACGAGTTTGCGACTGACCAGCCGAGCAATCGTCTCCCGCGCCCGCCGCTCGCTCATCCCCGCCATCTTCCCCAGCGTGGCGAGCGCCGCAAACACGAGCCCGTTGTCGCGCCCTTCGCACTGCCACATCGCGAGGAGCATCACGCGCTCTGGCGGCTTCAAGGGCGCAGCCGGGGCGACAAGTAGCTTCCGCACCTCGTACCAACGCAGCCCGTATAGCTTGAAGGTGTAGCCCCGCTCGCTCGCGCTCGCTGGCCCGCTCATGGGCCTTGCCTGCTGCCGCGATCTCACGGCCGCCACCGTTGCGGGTTCACTCCGTGCGCTCTAAGATGGTGCCGAGTTGGGCATCTGCGATAGGGCCGGCGATCCCGTGGCAGGGGCGCCGGCCGCTGTCGTCTCTGGCGCATGGCTCACCCCGCAGTCGGTTGCGCCGCAGCCTCCTCCGCACTCGGAGGGTTCACAGCCGCGATCGTTTCACCGGCGGTGCTGGTGAAGCACCGGGCCGCCTTGAAGGCGTCGATGTCCTCGGCGGCGTAGTAGCAGCGCCCTGTCTTGGCACCGCCATACCTGACGTACCGCGGGCCCCGCCCGAGCAGGCGCCACACACGCAGCGTGTGCGGTTGAATCCCAAGGCGCCGGGCCGCCTCGACTGTCGCTATCATCGTGCTATCAAGGGTGCTCATTGTCAGTCACGCCTCCCGCTCTCAGTGTCGGAGCGTGAGCGTGCAAGTGTCAATAGAATCAGACTCTTAAAAACTCTCAAGAATTAGGGGTGTAGCCCTCGTCGAGGAGTGCCGCGCGCCATCGGTACAGCGACGCCTCCGACGTGTTCAATCGCTTCGCGATCGCTTTGATGGTCGGCTTGGGCGTCTGCCTCTCCAGCTCAAACGACTCCTTGGCGGCGCC